GTGCGCTCTTACCCGCGTCGCCGTCTCGACCTTCCTTAGGTTTCGCTTGAATGAGCGTCCAGTGAATAGAGTTCGGCGCGGGTTCCTCTGTCGTCCCTTCAGACTTTGTCGTGGTGCACCTCCATCTCGCACCGTCCAGCCACACGTCGCTGATCTCAAAGCGTTTCGTTTCGGGGTTGCGAGTGCCCCCGAAATACTTAGCTCCCTTTGTCCAGTTACCCCGATCCACAATTTCAGGAATAGGATTCGCTCTGGCGTCCAGTCGAATGATATCCTGCACCACCAGTCCGCGCGCAAACAAATAGTCATCTTTGCCGTCCACGATTTCACCCAGTTCTGCTTTCAAGAAGTCGGGCAAAGTTCCAAAGGACGCTCGTTGGTGCTCAGCTGTGATTTTCGGGGCGGTTACTCCTTGCAAGTGCATGATACGTCCCTCCCGCGATGAGAGATACAAGCACGACCGGCGTTCTGCGATACTCGTGTTCCCCCACCGTGCGAGATTCATCCCCTCGCACGGTTGCATATTTGCTCCACCGGGAACGTCGGCGTTGTCATACAAAGAGCAAGTAATCGAATTATCGTTGATATCAACACTTTCGACTCTCAACCATGCCACGGCGTAAAGTGCCGTTTCGGGGGTGGGCAAAGGCGTGTTCGGGCGAAAGGCTCTGACAGCCGCTGTGCTTACGATACCTTTAATCACGTCGTGAACAGCGAAAGCCGTAATGTCACCCTCAAATCGGCGGCGCATAGTCAACACCCATTGCGTGCCTCTCTGTTCAACCTGTTCCACCGTCCCGCTTTCTGTGAGCAGCCAGTCGCCCTCCATAGCAGTGAGACGATTGATTTGCATTTCAGCCACCTCCAGCCGCGAACGTACGGTAAGGGTTTCCACTTCTGCTGCACCGTCTTTATTGATACGCGCCCCACTTTGTCCCAAAAGGAAGTCACCGACGAGCAACTGTTCCTGTACTTGCTCCGTTCCTTCTGTGCGCACTTCTTTCGCAGTCAGGCCTTGCGCAAAACGGATGGGAGCATGCGCTGTGTCGGGGCGTATTCCCGAAAGATAGCGACTGTCAGCGCCCTTCATCTCCGTAATCAAATCAATAAGCAGCTGTCCGACGCGTTGCGCCGTATTCGCCGCCTCTTGTACCTCGTCCCGAATTTGTTCGGCTCGTTCCAGCAATGTTGCCATAGTCCCTATTGAGTTACGTCGTTTCCTTGTTTTCTATTCGCCTGTTCAAGCTGCTCGACGAGTTTCTTTATCAGCTCGTCCTTGTTCTCCGCGAGCTGTCCGCTGTCTGCGTCTTTCAAGAATTGGAATAACACCTGCGAAATCATGCCCGGCAGTCCGGGGATCTCATTGGTCTTTTCTAAAACGACGCGCACCGTATTCTTTTGCTGCTCAATTTTCGCCTTATCCTCTGCATATTCAAAAATGCTCTTCAACTCCACACCGCCACAGACAATGACACACCCCAAACAGAATATGGGGATCGGCAAAATTGTGCATGCCATCATGTCCAGTTGAGCCAGAATAATGTAGATGACAAGATAGATTGCCGTTTTATTACCGGTATCTCTCAACCTCGACGACACAATTTTCTTCTTGTTTTTAATAGACTTGTATACGCCCGAAACCAAATCAACGAGCACCAAACTGAGCAGAAAACCGGCTCCCCATGTAATCATCGCTGTGTGCTGTCCGGCATTCTGTTTCAGGAACAGCCAATTAACTTCACCAAACCATTTCAGGAATTCCATCATTATATCCTCTTCTATTAAATCAATTCTAACAGGGGAAAGATCCCCGTCCATATCACATTCACTTGCACCACGGTGGGGGATTCATACTCTCCCGGGTGCATTTGCTCTGTGGTGATGAGCGGTTTGTTCGTTCCTACGCCTCCCACGAGCCATTGCGTTCCTTCCGTGTCTGTGAGTCGCAAAGCGACGGCCGTTGTGAGGGAGTGGCGTACGCTGCAGCGCGCTGTTATTTTGGTAGTGTGCAGCCGCAAACCGTTTTCGATGTTCTCCGTCACTTCCGCCTCTGCTATATCGGTCAAACAGAATGTTTCTGTGCGTGGAGTGTGCTCACGGGCAAATGCCGCGTGAAAGCCGTCGGCCGTTGCGGTGGGCATGCAAGCCTCCACCTCTTCGGCGGTGATCGACTCTATCCGATTCAGATACTTTCTCATTGTGTTGTTTCGTTATCCACTTCCTCAAACTCCACGTCTTTCGCTTCGGCTTTAATGTAGCGCGCCGTCAACTTCTTCACGAGCTTCTCCACGTCGACAATCGGTTCAAAACCTACAACAGAAACATCGCCCGAAATTTCCAAGAACGGCGGCGTAATTGCCGAGTAATCCGGGGCTGCCGCTTCGTCTTTGTCGAGTCGCATAAACTTGCCCTGCGCATTGACGAGTTGTGCCATGGCACGGGCGTCTGCGTTGACTCGTGCAGTATTCCAGGCCTCGTCGAGCCGTTGGCGAAACTGCCAGCGTTCGAACTCCACGGTGCTCTGATTCATCGCGCCCAAACAATACTTGATCACCTTCAGATCTTCGTATGCCATGGACTTTCCGACTTGATACCTCCGAATGATTTCCGCCACTATATCTTTATCCAACAGGCGGGGATGAGCCAGCCAGTAGTTGTAAAGATCCCGCAAACGGATCATTCTCCCCCGCGTGCCCGTCGGAAGCCCGGCCTCTTGCATTTCTCTCTCGTCGGCAAAGAGAAATTTTTGCGCGGTGTCGAGCAACGTGATGTTCATAAGTCGAGTTGTGCTTGTTTGAGATACTCAGCCACGCGTTCGGTCGCACTGGGCGATCCCAACTCCAGATCTTTAATGTTTCGCTCTCGCATTTCGAGCGTGGTTTGTGCTCTGATGCGTCGAAAGACTTTACTGATGTCTTGAGTCGGGTCTTCAATAGCGTCTCTCAAAGCCGTTTCGTCGACGTCCATCAGCACCGCGATGTCCGCGATAGGTGTCAATGCTTTGACGAGTCTTTCGAAAAGCGTAAAATCAAACTCATCATTTAAGTTGAAAAGTTGGGATATTTTGAAATTTTCTTCGCACATATTCCGCAAAAGTCCTCTTGTTTGTAATGTTATATACCTCGTTTCTTGTGCCGCGCGTGCCGTTTTGTGAAGTGATCACGGTGCAGCTCTGCTCCGTCCCCTCTATCACCACGGCTTTCGCGTGGTTGGCACAATAGTTCACCGTGTCAAAAACAGCTGTCGTGAAAGTTCTTGTTCTCGCGGTCTTTTCCGCTGCCTTCATATCAATGTACAGATCGGCTCGCCCGATGAGTCCTTTCTTTTTCAGCGCATGTATTTTTCGCGTGAACTCTTCCCCCACCGAAAACGAGGCGATCAGCACATTGGCTTTCCCGGTGAATTGCAGTAGACGTTCGATGACTTCACCCAGTTGGATCTTATCGCTAATAAACAGCTGCAAAGGTTCGTCGCGTGGGTTGTGTATTTCCGGTTTATCTTCTATCATAGTTGTCGTCTTTGAAAATTACGGGGCGAACATTATCACAACGTCCGCCCCGTGCAAATTCATAAATCAATCTCTAACTCATTCGGCGGTGGGCTGTTCTGTTGGCATTTCCACCCCGATATCTCTCAACCGTTGGGCGAAATCAGGTTTGAAACTACCGCCTGTTGTCACGATCAGGGTGATTCTTTCCGTGATTTGTCGGCGTTCCTCTTCAATTTCGTCGGGCGCGGGCTCTTCGGTCTTAAGGAGCTGCTCGAGTTTTGCCACATGGGTTGAAATAAACTTGCGTGCGGCTACCACTCTTTTCACCTCGTTGCCCGGATCTTCCGGTTCAGTTGTTTCTTCGTCTTCGTCGGCGGTGCCATACGCGTCGTATTCATCCCAGCCGGCGATGTACTCTTCATAAAGCCCCTCTAAGATTTTTATCTTCTCGTAGCGATCACAGGGCGGGGCTTTTTCCAGGTCTTGCAACTCTGTGAAAGTTCGTCTGATCTTTTCATAGAGTTCTCCACCGCGGTCGTAAATCGCTCGGATATGCTCGGGGAGTTCATCGTGGTCGGGGCGGCGTCCTCTGTGGGCATTCGGGGCGGTGGGTGTTTCTTCTACGGTGTCGTCTTCAGAGAGCTCGCTTTCCGTTTCCTCTTCGGGCGGTGGGATAAGAGAGCGGACTTTGGGGAGCAGTTCGCGTTCCATCTCACGAATGCTTTCTACCGTATGCCCGTCGAGCCGAATTTGCAGAAACTTCTTCAAGTCGTACTCCACATGATCGTGTGCGGCCTCCGGGCGGTTCATCGCCAAATTATAAATGTGGCGGTTGCCGTTGATCCGCAAAAGCAGTTCCGCCCCCTCTCTCACGTCGCGTTCTTCTCGCGGCGTTTCAAGCCAGCGTTTAAGGCTTTCTGTAAATTCCTTATCCATAATCAGGCATGTGATCCTACAGCAGCCGCTGCAGTGGGTTCGTCGGTGGCTCCTGAAATAGAGCCCTCGTCTACTTCGATTTTTCCGGTGTAGAAAGGTGCGGGCGAAATATCTCGTGCAATGACTTCAATCGTTGTTCCACCGCCCGAATAGCCTTCTCCGGTTGAGAGCTTGGGCTTTACTTCGGTGCTGAACATTTCCGATCCCACGAGTCGCGCCTTTCCGTTTCGCTGCACACACAGGAAAATGAACTTATCTTCAGCAGCCAACTGACAGAAACCGGTGGCGGCTTCCTCGACTCCGGGGTAAAGGAATGTCAGCTTATTCTCGTAAAGTTTTGATGGGTCTTCTCCGGTCATATCGGATTCCATCTGCGCTTTACTGTCGATCACGTCAATACGCTTCCACTTCTTATCCGCCTTCAGCACGAATTCGCCTTGCAATGTTGCAAGTTTCTCCATGGTAGCCCCGCTGTCTGTGACCGAAACGCGTTTCGGCCACTTCACGACGTCGCGTTTTGAGAGGAAATAGACGTGATCTCTTAAGCCCGGCTGCACCCTGCTACCTTGGCAGTGTACCAAACTTTCTGTGAGAGTCGGAATTCCGTTGCATTTATTTGCCATAATGATGTTGTCTTTGAGGGTTAAGCGTGCAGTTTGCCGACGAACAGGCGCTCTTTCTGAATAGATTCGAACTCCGTTCCGAAATACATTGTTGCCACGTATGAGAGCAGAAATTCGTGGAATTTTTCGATTGCGATATTCTCATTCGCCAGCCCGGCGCCATATCCATACAGCATGTTACTCTTCGTGCTCAAGTGCATATAGTCTGATCCCTCTTTTGATACCAAAGGCACGAGTTCACAAAGCTCCTGCGTTCCCTCGAGGAACGTCTTTGAGTATTCCCGGTTGTAAGGAACGTTACCAAAGCGGGTCGCATAATCACGATTATAGGTTTGATATACTTTGTAAGGCACATAGAGCTTTGTTTTCACGCCTTGCAATTCGGGTGCAGCCGCTTCGTAAAAGTTCATAAGTGCTTCTACAGTGTTGGTTGTCGTAAAAGACTCCGTGAACTCGTAAAGATTTCCGTTAGATGTGGAAATTGCGCTCTTGTCAATTTCTTGTTTGGTGATGGTGTCAAAACCATTGAACAAGTCTTTGGTTGTGGTTCCCGAATCGTTGCGTTTTGCTGCCCAAATCGCTTTATTGAGTTTCTGACCCAGAAGCCCGGACAAGAACGTAAGCACCTGCAGTGCCAAATCAGCCGTTGTCAGTTGTTTGCCCTGTGCCACATTTTCTCCCCAAACGGTTGTTCCCGCGGTGTTGATATCAAATCGCTTCACGACCGATCCGAGGAATGTTTCCAGCGTACGTGCATTGGCATTCACGCCGTCATTATCCACTCGGTTGGGATCGTAGGGGCCGAGTTCGATATTTCCGCTCAATGCCGTAATGACTTCACGACCTGCCACTCCGGGGCGAGGAGTAAAATGTTTCAAAGTTTCTTCGCAGCTGATGATAGGCGTAATCAGGAGTTGCTTTTTATAGGTGGTCGCCGATTTTTTGAGATCGTCCTGTGTGAGTTTAAAGCTCATATTCTATTGATCTGTCTGTTATAAATTCGGACTATGTCGTCTCTTCTTAGAGCAGTCCTTTAATTTTTTCGAGTTGGGCTTTAGCATTTGCCGCCGCCGTTGTAATCTCATCGTCCTGCGGTTGATTGCCGGTGTCATTGACCTGTTTCGTCTCATCTCCGTCTGCACCGGCTGCCGCTTTAATCTCTTCTTGGAGCTTATCAATCTTTGCCTGCAGTTCGGTGTTTTGCTTTTTGAGTTCTTCTGCCTGCTTTTTCGCGTCGTCCACTTCCGTGTTTGCCGTTGCGAGCGCGTTGTTGAGTTTTTCGGCCTGTGCGGTCGAAATCATCACGCCTTTCTCCGAGGCTGTGATTTGTTCAACGCCCAAAGCGTTCAACAAGTTGGGGTGTGTTGTCTTATCCATAATCAAACAGTGTTTTTTACTTTGCACGTCATCGTTTTTCTTCCCGAAACCTAATTTTGCCAGCGCGCGTTCAATCATTGAGGGTTCGCTAACAATAGGGAGCGGTGGCACCGGCAAACCGTATTCGCTGCACATGGCTGTCACGGTGGCCGTGATCCCCTCCTGCCCGGTGGCACTCTCATCATACTTGTCGATTTCGTCGATAAGTCCGATTTCGAGTGCCTCCTTTGCCGTGATCCAGCGCTCTTCTTTCATGAGTGCTGCCATCTCTTCAACGCTCTTCCCTGTGCGTGCAGAATAGATATTTGCAATCAAGTCGTCAAAGGTGGAAAGCGTTTTGCGAAGGTTCTCCAGCTCTTCTTTCTTTTTATCGATTGCTTCCTTGTTTACCCTCTCCCAGTTGTAAAGAAGAATCGACGAGTTGTGTACCAGCATGACCGCTTCCGGTGCCATCACTATGCGGTGCGCTCCCATTGCGAGGATTGTCGCGGCCGATGCGACAAAACCACTGAGATAAACCTTTACCTTTCCATGGCCGCGAAAGAGCGTACAGATATCCAAACCATCGGAAAGGCTGCCGCCTAACGATGAAATGCGCACCTTAATCTCATTGTCACCATAAGGTCGCATGGCTTTGCGCACACTATCTCCTGTGATCCAATAGCCAATTTCGCCCTCAATGTTGATATCGTATTTTCTTGCCATTTTCTGCGTTTTCGATTTAGCGCAAAGATAGGAGAACGCGCGTGGGCAAAAAATGACAAAAGCCGCTGAACGGATATACCAGTTCAGCAGCTAAAAATATGGATCATGATCCTTCCTCTTTCAAGTTTTGGGGCGGGTACCTATGTTCATCC